CAATAATATTATTTAATTGATCTTGTGTGAAAGTTTTTGTTTCTGTATTTGTTTCAGTTGTTTCTTGTTTTACTTCTGTATTCTCATTTTGAGGTTGAGCAACCTTTGTTTCTTCTGACATATTACTCCTTATTCAATTATTAGTTCTCCGTTATCGTCATACCAGTCAGGGTTAACGTAACTCCATTGATGACGGCAATTATATCCACCTCGAACAATTAAAGGATCGCCAGATTTTTTTCCTGACCAACTTTTTCTTCTCCAAAGTGCTTTGACTTCATCAATCGTAAATAGTCCTGATTTTCTTTTATCATATCTTCCATTTCTTACAAGTGCACAATGATCTCTAGTTGTAGCAATAATACTGCCAAAATACTTAACCATTTTAAGCCCAGCTTGATCAGATTTAAAATAGTTTAATTCTGCATCAAAATCACTAAGGGTATCGTTTAATAGTTGTCCAGAGTATTTTTTCATATTTTCTCCAGCTCTATCACTTGCATATTGCGATTGTAATATGCTAATATTCTTGTCAATTTTCTTTCTTAATTCTTTAGCCAATGCAGTTCTTTTATCTAAACCTCTGTATTTAATATCATCAAGTTTAATTTGATCTACAAGTTTTCTAATTTCTCTTTGATCTGCCCTTGCATATATACCATTTATTGTTTGTCTTAATTCTCTTTCAAGTTCTGCAGGACTATTACCAAGTAAAGTATATTGATAAACTTTTTGATTTAAGGTTCTTGTAAATGTATTTGATATATCTTTAAATTGTGTAAATGCTTGTCGCTTAAGGTTTTGTATTAATGTTAAATCTGCTTTTGTTAACTGTTGAAACTCTACAGGAATATTACCAATTTTCTTAAATGCTTTTTCTACTCTTTTTGCTTGTTTGTTAAAACCTTGTCTTACAACTTTGTCAGCCCAAAGCAAATATTCTTCATCTAAAACTTTTCTAATTTCTGGTTGAAAACTAATAGCTGACTTTAATTCAAATAACTTACCTTTTTGTATAGGTAGTTTTTTATTTAATAAGTTAGCAATCTTTCTTTCTATGTTATCTAAAGTTCTTATGAGTTGTTCGTAATATTCTGCGTTAGCAATTTCAACTTGCCTAATACGATAGTTTGCAAATTCTTCTACTATATCTGCCATTCATTAAACTTCCTCTGCCTCTACTTCTTCCTCTACTTCTGGTGCCTGTACTTCTTCTTGAGTAAATTGACCTAGTTCTGCTTGTGATTCTATTTCATCAAATATAGTTCCAAGTTTTTCATCATCATCTACAACTGATCTTGCAATTTCCTTATCAATTTCTTTTTGTAAAGTAGGCGATTGAATATTAATTGATTTAGCTTGTTGATAGAATACTAGGTCACTTGCGTAATCTCTAATATTAAAACTATCAGGATAATTTATTTCTCCATCAAATTCTTTATTTTGAAACATAGCAAATAGTTTAAATAATTGTTCTTCAGCTAATTGCATGTAATCAGCTTTTTCAGATAGTCTTGCATTTAATAATTCAAATTCAGTTTGTAAAGCAATACCACTAGCAATTTGTGTTTTAGTATTTCTTACAGCACCAATATGAGATATTCTATTAATAGCTTCAACTTTGTTTCTAATAGATTCCATAATAGCATCTAAATTTTGTCCTGATGGTTGTAATAAATATGGTTTTAAATTTGGTTCCATTTCATCTGGTATTTCAATAATAGCACCAGCACCTGCACTTGCATTAACACTTGGAGTTTTTACTAATGATGGGTGGTTGGTTAATCTAATTAATTGTTCAATTTCTGAATATTCATTATAAATAGATTTTTGTAAATCAGCTATATCAGTAAGGTCCGATAAACCAATTCCTCTTTTATGTGATTTAGTATTATATAAAATAACTACAGGAATTTTACCTAATTTATTTTCTATTGTATTTATTAATTGTGGTTCCTCATAATCTGCAGTTTGATATACTGTATCAATTTTTTCAGGTGTCCATATTCTAAAATACGTACCACCATCTTTATCAACTTCTTCTCTAACTTTCATATAATCTAAAACATATCTTCCATTAACTTGCCTTTTAAAATTCCAATCAAATACATTTTCTGGTGTTGCTATACTTACATAAGGTTTAATATCGTTTTCTAATTCTTCAGCTAAAGTATTTGTAGTGAAATTAGGTTTGTCTAAAAATAAAAATACATGACCATAAATAGAAGCATAATTTTGTGCTTGTTGCATTACTGTATTAAAGTTGTTACCTTCTAAATCTGCATCTTTTAAGAATGATTCTAAAATAGGGTCATCTTGCATATTACCAAAATCTCTACTTGGTTTAACTCTAAATAAAAATGATGAATAAATTTGAACTACATTTTTACAATGATTATCTAAAGCTGTATTGCCTAATCTTTTTGCATACTCGTTATCAAGTTCTAAATTATATCTATGTAAATATTGACCAGCAGAATAATCAAAACCACCATTGTATGATCTAATATAAAATTCCCATTTATTAATTGATTCTTCATAATCTTTATGAACATTAATAATATCGTTTCTTGCGTATGCCATTATATAGCCCACCTTTGAGGTTTAAATGATGTATTTTGTGAAATTAAAGGTTTTACTATTTCTATTAAATATCCAATCGAATCATTCATATGGTCAAAGCCTTCTGCCTTATCAGGTATATTTGTGTTTTCCTTATATATTTGCCTTTGTAACCCTTTTATGATCGTTTTGCAAGATGGATTAACATAAATATATCTTTTTCCATTTGAATCTTTTAATCTTGAATTAACTGCATTGATACGATCTCTTATAGGACTATGTTTTAATTTACATTTAACATTGAATCCAGCATTTTGTAATATTGTTAAATCAGTTCTTCCACCAGCAGAAGTTTTTCTTTGTCTACAAGCTGGGTCAGGGTACATAAATATTTTCATTTTACTTCCATATCTATCTTTAATTTCTTGTACCATTTCATCTGTATTACTTGAATAAATTACTATTTCGTCAATAAAATGAATAATATCTTTATCAATTTGAGCTATAGATGCACTCATTGGGTCCACGTTAAAGTCTAATCCAATGTGTAAAGGTTTTGACCAATCTATTTCTTTTTTCTTAACATTATCTACAGGGTGGAAATTATAATAAACTGCACCAGCATAATTTTCAAATGTACCTTCAAACTCTTGTCTAAATGTTCGTATATCAATATCTTGTTTAGCTTGTTCTATTTCATCTTGACTAACCATACCACCTTCTAAAGTAGTAAATTGAAAGCTATCCCACTCATTATCTTCTTGTCCTTTCATATACATACGATATGCCCAGTTACCATAACCTTTAGGAGAACCACACATAAGTACATCACCTTCAGTATCAGCTACAGATGCTCTCAATACTTCTGTCCAAGCTTTTTCATCAATATCAGCAAACTCATCAAGAATTAAAAAGTTTAAACCTGTACCTCTAAGACCATCATAATTTTCACAACCTTTTAAAGATATTTTACTACCTGTTTTTTTTATAGTTATAGTTAAATTAGATTCATTAATATTGTCTATCCAGTTAAAACTATAAAGCATTTCTTTTAATTGAGACCAAACAATTTCTCTAGCCATTTTAAATGTTGGTGCTACATACCAAATATTTTGTTTTACTTTAGCAGCATATTTCATCATTTCAGTAATACATAAATAAGTTTTACCAAATCTACGACCTGAAACTAATACTCTAAATCTTTTTTTACTTGATGAAACCTTATGTTGGGGTTTTGTTAGCGTGATTTTCATTACAAAAATAAGATATATATAATTTTTCTGCGTTTATTTCTTTTTCTTTTAACTCCGCAAATTTAATAGTCAACTCTGAACCAGCAACTACGCATTCTGTCCAAGTATCATAAGCTGGTTTAATTGTCATTGTGTTATTGCAAAAACCTGTAATTGCAGAACAAATAGTAAAAGCTAAAATAAATTTCATTACTTAGACTTTATAATTTTTTTGATTGATTTACTACCATCAATATTAGTTTCTATTTCAGCTTCTACTTCTCCACACATAAACTGTTTATTAGCCATATCCATGTTTCTGGTAGCTTCTCTTTTCATTTTTAAACAAGTAGATAAATTTTCTTGTATTCTATGCTCTACAAGCTCACCATTTATAAATAAGCATAATGCAAATACTAATTGAATCATTTTCTGCCTTTTAAAGTTACAATTAATATTACAGTAAAGAATATCCAATACCAAAGACAATAACTAAATGCTTTACTGAAAAAGTTTGGATCTAAATATTTTAAAAAAAAATTGATAAATTCTGTTTCCATTAATGATTCCCATTTAATTTACCAATGTTAGCTCTTACACTATCTTTCAATTTTTCTACATCAATTCTAAGTCTTTCAACATCTAATTGTAATCTTTCAATATTAACTTTGTTAGTCATATTTTGTTCTTGGGTTTTTTCAAGCTTTTCAACTTGTGTTGCAATATGTTCTAATAACATAAATTGCTCTTGGTCTACTGGTAATTGCTTACTTGCCTCTAATAAATCTTGTTGTTGTAATTTATCTGCTGTTTCTAAATTGTTAAGTCTTTCTACTATATTAAAATAAGCAAATAATCCTGTGCAAATTAAAAAAATTAAACCTAAAAGATTTCTAATTGGTAAACTTAAAGTTGTTGAATCTGAAACTTTCATAATGGTTTTACACAAAGTGCTAAAAATAAAAATCCTAATATTAACCAACCTGTAAAATAATAGTTCATAATATTACTCATAAATTATTTAGCTACTTTTCCTTTATTAATTCCTTTTTTAATTACATAATCTCTAGTACCATTAGCACCAATATTAACTTCTTTTTTTAAATATTTTAGTAGATTCATTTCTTTTAGTTTTTTTTCAGCGTGTTTTCTAAAAGATTCTAAAACTTTAGTATCACGCATACTATTCTCCGTTAAATAAATCGTCAGGTGAAGTATGTTTTCTTTTTTTTTTCTTTTTAGATTTTATAAAATGACTATCTACCCAATTAAACCAATTATCTATTAAACCAAAGAATTTATATAACCATCTATCAATCATGCTTTAAATCCTTTTTTCCAAGACTGAATAGCCCAATATGCTGGAGATAAATTTTTTTGCCCCTTAACACCTGCAAGTATAGGTTTAAATCTAGCCATAAATGATCTTTGCCTAGCTGGTATATTTTTTTTAATAGACATACCTTTATAACCAAATCTAACAATTTTTACTTTGTTTGATTTTCTATCTTTTACATAAACACCAAATTTTTTAGATGCACTTGGTGTTCTAAAAGGTTTATTAAGTTTTACAGTACGTCCTTTGTATTTAGCCATATGGCATAAATATCACACTAATAACTTTAAATCTAATAGTTTTTTAATTTGAGCTATAATTTTTAAAAGATTATCTCTTTGCTTTTTTACTTCCTGTAATTCCCATCTTAGCTGTGCAATTAATTTACTTTCCTTGTCCACGATATTTCTTTTTACCTTTCTGTCTACGTTTATTTTTATTCATAGTACTTGTAATTGGTTTTCTGCCTATAGAGGTACCTTTTTCAGTTTTAGTATAGGTAACTGTAGCACCAAATAAATTACCCTTCTTTTTGGCCATCTTTTATTTCTTCTGAAACTGTTTCAATTACCAAAGGTAACGGTTCATTATAATTTGTTTGCTCTATTTTTTCTTTTTGATCTAAATGTTGTTTACCTAACCATATTTGCATAGGTACAGATCCGCTTAACGCTTTATCAAACTGAGCTCGTCTTAAACTTATTTTGCCTAGTTCACGACCCTTTTTAATAAGGTGGACATAATTCCTTTGTAAAGTTTTAGTTGATATATCACAGAACTCTGCAATTTCATCATATGTACAGTGCATTTGAGCTAATTTTTGAATAGCTTGCTCATCTACTTGTTTCATTGGTCTTGCCATAGTTTTGTCCTTTTTTAGTACTTTTACATTTTTAATTTAAACAATCAAATATTTGTTTTTTTAATTCAATAGCTATATTTTTAATCATTAATGGTGGTACTGACATTCCACATATATATTTAGAATCCATACCGCCAAAGTTGTAATCTTCAGGAAAGCTTTGTAATCTTGATATTTGTTTAGATGATAATTTAACAGGCATATCATAATGATATATACAACCACCTGAAGTAATAGTATTTACAGGTAAATTAGGGTGAATTTTAAAATTTGAAAAATATGAACCTGTATTCCAAAGTTTTTTAGCTGCTTCTGAAAAATTTTTACCAACTTTTGTATTAACCCATAATTGATATTGTTTAGTTGATTTATTAAGTTGTTTTTCTGAATTAGGTAAATCTGAAATAGCTTCTTTAGTTGTAATAACTTTATT